GCAGGAAAAACGCAGCAGGTGGCGTAAGTTTAGATTTTGAAGAAGGCGAAGTAGCTAGTAGCATGTTCACAGGTGGTGCAGCTATTAAAGGACGTAACTTTAGTGGTAACTATTAACAAAGGAGAAGAATAATGGCGAAAGAAAAAGTAGGTCGTGGTAATTATGGTACGCAAACAACCAGAGGTCGTGCCCAAGATGCTATGGAACAAGTAATCAAAGACATAGGGAAGAAAGGTAAATCTGAAGGACATAGAGCTCCTTTAGCTCTTGGTCAAGAGATAGCCATTACAGGTTCTAAATTACCTAATAAAAGAACCAAGTTCCCAAATATTTTTACTGCAACCGAAACAGCAACACCTAGCAGATTTAACAAAAGCAAAACTTATGGCAAAGCTCGTAATATGGGCGGCACTATGAAAAACTATAGACATGGTGGTGTTGACATTGAGTTTAAAGATGAAGAAGGTAGTCGTTTAAGTATTTCTATGGAAAGACAAGAAGATGCTGGACACTCTCCATCTGAAGCGGACTTTGACAAGCAACATTCCTTAGCGGCAGAAGGTATTATGGAAGTAGGAGCGGAAGTTAAAACTATACAGGGTCATAACTCACGCGATTCATTAGGTGAAACGGAAGGTGTCCGTGGCACAGGAGCGATGGTTAAAGGAACGAAGTTTGACGGAGTCTTTTAGTGGATTCATTGAATTTTGCGTATGCTATTCTTAAAGGAATACAAGAAAGAATAGCATTAACAGAACAGGCCATACTCGCGGGTAATCCTAAAACTATGGAGGACTACCGCCAACTGGCAGGCGAGTTAAAAGGTTTGCAATTTGCAGAGCGTGAAGTTAAAGATGCTCTGGATAGAAACGAGAAAGCAGAAAGTAATTGAAAATTGAAAGGATAACTAATGTCGAAAACACTTTATGTGCCCGACCATGTTGTGAAAGCAACCAAGAAAAAGAAAAATGTCAACGTAGAACCTTTATATAAACCGCAAGATGCTAAAGTTCTTGATCCGAGTTTAATAGAGAAAAACCTTAAAGAAAGACTTCCTCAACCTACTGGGTGGCGTATTTTAGTCATGCCGTATATGGGGAAAGCAACAACAGACTCAGGAATTTATATTCCGGATGCTGTAAGAGAGCGTGAACAATTGGCAACAGTTGTGGCGTACGTACTTAGAGTTGGACCATTAGCGTATAAAGACCCGGTAAAGTTTGGCGGAGATTTTGAGCCTTGGTGCAAAGAAGGCCAGTGGGTTTGTATTGGCCGTTACGCAGGAGCACGTTTTAAAATAGATGGCGGAGAAGTTCGTATTCTTAATGATGACGAAGTGATTGCAACTATTTTAGAACCAGATGATGTTAAACATATTTAAAGGAGTATTAATATGCCCGAAGGACAATTAGAAGTTGGCGAAGCCGAAGAAGAATCCGTAGACATTGATGTGGATCCAAACGCTAAAACGATTAGAAGCGATGCGGAACCAGAGCAACCACCAGAAGTAATTCAAGAAGAAAAAAAAGATGAGCTAGAAGATTATAGTGCAGGTGTTAAAACCCGCATTGATAAACTTACTAAACGTATGCGCGAAGAAGAACGCCAAAAACAATCGGCGGTTGAATTTGCAGAAAACGTTAAAAAAGAAAACGATAACTTAAAATCTCGTTTGCAAAATTTAGATAAAGGTTATCAAGAAGAGTTTGGAGGACGGATTGAATCTCAACTAACAGGAGCTAAACGTGCTTTAAAAGATGCACATGAAGCAGGAGATAGTGACAGGCTTGTAGAAGCGCAAGAAGCTTTAGCTACATTAACTGTAGAAAAATCAAAGTTAAAAAAACCTGTTGAGCAAGTAGATCCAGTACCTCAAGTTCAGCAACAACCTCAACAACAAGCTCAGCAGCAGCAACCACCAGATCCAAAAGCTGAGGCCTGGGCTAACAAAAACGAGTGGTTTGGACATGACGAAGTTATGACATATGCCTCATTTGGCATCCACAGGCGTTTAATTGAAGACGAAGGGTTTGACCCACAAAGTCAAGAGTACTATGCTGAACTCGATAAAAGATTAGCGTCTGAGTTTCCACATAAGTTAGGAACCCAGGCTACTAACGGAGGAAGTCGTAAAGTTGCGTCCGCTGAGACTTCCAAATCCCGCAATAAAGGTGGACGAAAAACTGTGCGGTTGTCGCCTTCACAAGTAGCTATAGCCAAAAAGCTGGGCGTACCGTTAGAAGAATACGCAAAATATGTGAAGGAGTAAGAAAATGACAAACGAAAAAATGGAGAACACAACTCCCCAAAGTAATACGAGAACAGCACGTGCTCAAGAAACTCGCGAAAAGAATGCACGCAGAGGGCCCTGGAAGCCACCATCAGCTTTAGAAGCGCCGGAACCACCTGAAGGTTATGTTCATAGGTGGATTCGAGCAGAAGTTATGGGTTTTGACGATCGTAAAAATGTTTCAGCTATGTCACGAGAAGGTTGGGAATTAGTACGAGGAGACGAATACCCAGATTTTGATGCTCCAACAATAGACGACGGCAAACATGCCGGAGTTATAGGAGTAGGTGGATTATTACTTGGCAGGTTGCCTATCGAAATCGCAGAACAGCGAGATAACTATTATCGGGCACGAACCCGCGATCAAATGGCAGCTGTTGACAATGAGTTAGCTCGTTCTCAGCATCCTGCAATGGCTATTCATAAGCCAGAAAGAGAAACTCGTGTAACATTTGGAGGTTCTCGCAAGAGTGAGGACTAATTTTTTTAACCGTATTATAGAAGAGGATATACTATAATGGCAAATATTAATGGAGCTTTTGGACTTAGACCTTTAAAAATGCTTGGTCAAGGTGCAAATACTACAGGTGCCACGGAATATAGAATCGCCTATGACAATTCAAACGTACTATACAGAGGACAACCCGTTATTCCTACAGCTGCTGGAGTCATTGATGACTTAGAAGCAGCTACAGGTGGAACAGTCTCTATAGTAGGTGTGTTTTGGGGGTGTGAATATGTTTCTAGCACAACAGGTAAAACAACCTGGAGTAATTATTGGCCTGGATCTGGAGCGGATAGTAACCACCCAGTAAAGGCTTTCGTGTACGACGATCCTAATCAACTGTTTGTGGTAGCAACTGGTAATAACACTGGTGCTGCAACAGAAGCTTTAGTAAGAGCTGATGTTTTTGCTAATGTGCAACTGGCAAGTGGTAACAGTGGTTCTACAACTACTGGTATTTCTTCAGCTACAGCTAATTTAAGCACAGCAGCAGCAACCGCATCTTTTCCTTTACGTATTGTAGGTGTTGAAGATGATCCTGCAAATGCAGATTTTACTGCTATAGGAATTGGATTAGTTGTACGTCTTAATAACCACTTTAATGCACCGACCGGCTCTATAGCCCAAGGTACACCATCAACAACCGGAGTATAGGAAGGATTGAAACATGGCAATATCTAGAGCACAGCTCGCCAAAGAGCTAGAACCTGGACTCAACGCCCTTTTTGGTCTTGAGTATAACAGGTATGAAAACGAAGCGGCAGAAATCTTTGATACAGAATCATCAGAAAGAGCATTCGAAGAAGAAGTAATGCTATCTGGTTTTGGCGCAGCACCCGTTAAAAGCGAGGGTGGTGCAGTATCATTTGACGATGCACAAGAAGCTTATACTGCAAGGTATAATAACGAAACAATTGCATTAGCTTTCTCAATAACAGAAGAAGCGATCGAAGATAATCTTTATGATCGTCTAGCTTCTCGTTATACAAAAGCTTTAGCAAGAAGTATGGCACACACTAAACAGGTTAAAGGTGCAACTATATTAAACGATGCTTTCACAGCTACTATAACAGGTGGTGATGGTGTAAGTTTAGTTAATACATCTCACCCATTGGTAACTGGTAGTACATTTGCTAATAGACCTGTAACAGCTGCTGACCTTAACGAAACCAGTCTTGAAAATGCTTTAATAGACATAGGCGGTTACGTTGACGAACGTGGTTTAAAAGTGTCCGTACAAGGTACTAAATTGATAGTTCCATCCAACTTACAGTTCGTAGCTGATAGACTTCTTGAGTCTACATTACGTCCTGGGACTGCTGATAACGATGTTAACGCTACGAGAAACATGGGAATGCTTCCACAGGGTTACACAGTTAATCACTTCTTAAACGATGCAAACGCATGGTTTATTAAGACAGACGCTCCTCGTGGATTTATTCACTTTGAACGTTTAAGCATGTCTACTAAGATGGAAGGCGATTTCGATACAGGCAACGTAAGATTTAAAGCCCGTGAGCGTTACAGCTACGGTTACTCAGATCCACGTTGTGTTTATGGATCTCCAGGAACATCATAAGACGAATTGAATGGGGGGAACGTTCCCCCCATTTTCTAGGGAATATATAATTTTTAGCGACTGTCCTAGCAGATACTCATAAGACGCTAAAAGCAAACCCTTTATGAGGAGGTAAATATGGCTAACACAACTTTTGCAAGTAATGTTCGTTCAAATGGCGGTGACAATAAAAGAGAAACTTATTGTGGCGGCATGATGATGATGGCTCAATTTTATTTAGTACCAACTGTAGCAGCAGGTCAGGATGTTCAAGTATCAGCAACCGATACAAGAAAAGTAGTTCTTCCTAAAAATGCAGTAGTATTAGGTATTAGTTTTAATGGTGACGCAACTGGCGGAACTAACCCTACATTAGATATGGGTTATACTGACTATGATGGTGGCACAACTTTTGTTAACACAGATGGATATTTAGATGCGGCAGACGCAGACTCAGGAGCAGTACTAACTGTCTGGGGCGGTGATAGCACTGCTGGTGTTGACTTAGGAGATGTAGGCGTACCAGCTACAGAAAGAATTAAAGTTGTAGGTGGACACGGTGGTTCTGCTCCTACTGGAGGAACAATCACAGGCGTTATTTACTATTATGTAAAAGACGACGGTAAAGAGTCTACTTAATTAATTAATGGAGCTTCTTCGGAAGCTCCTTTTTTAGGAGATAAATCATGGCTGATGTAAACACCAATACAATCATTATGGATGGCCCTCAGAAGTTTGTAGCTTCTTTTGTTCACACATATGTTGATACCGGTGAAAGTACACCTGTTAAAAAAATAGATGTTTCAACACTTTCTAAAAATCCTGTCAATGGAAATGATTGCATAGGAGTACGCATAAATAAAATTTGGTATTCTAATATAGGCTTAAATGTTATTATTAATTGGTTTGCTACAACGCAAGTCATGGCAATTCAACTTCCAGAAAATTACAGCGACAACTTAGAATTTTCTAGTTTTAGCGGACTTCCTAATCCTACTACTTTTGGTACAGGCGGAGCTAATGGCGATGTATATTTTGGAACAAAAAATGAAGCTGCTAATGATTCCTATACTATTATATTAGAATGCATTAAGATTTACGGTAATACATAGGAGGTTTTTATGGCAACTTTTAATTCTGTAGCTAACGTTTCGGCAAGAAATGAAAAGAAAAAGAAATTAAATCTTGGTGACACAGCATATGTGTATATGTCTGGTGGAGTTCATTCTCCTGACGCACGTCCTAAAAAGAAATATAAAAGAGGCGGTGCCGGACTTTATGCCAATATTCATGCTAAAAGGCAAAGAATTGCTAGTGGATCAGGAGAAACAATGCGTAAACCAGGGGAAGATGGAGCTCCTGCAAAAGGTATTTTTAAAAAAATAGCGGAAGGATAAATGCATGGCTACTTCAGGAACTGTAGATTTTAATTTAAGTATAACAGAAATTATTGAAGAAGCTTATGAACGTTGTGGTTTAGAATTACGTACAGGTTATGATTCTAAAACAGCACGTCGCTCTTTAAATCTTTTATTTTCTGATTGGGCTAATCGTGGCTTAAATCTCTGGGTTGTGGAAGAAGAAACTCAAAGTATGGCACAGCTTTCTACAACCTCTGCTATTTCAGAGTATCCTTTAGGAGTTATTACTTTAACCGTAGCGGCTTCGGCTAATTTAACTATTGGCGAAACAATTACAGGAACTGTAAGCGGAGCAACGGCTAAAATTATTACTAAACCTACAGCAACTACCGTTACAATTACTGTTCCCGTAGGAACTTTTGTGGTAACAGATAATGTTACAGGAACTACAAGTGGAACTACGACAGGAGTAACAACTGTACCTAGCTTATCTGATACACAAGCTACGGTAGATATTTTAGAAGCGGTTATACGTAGGGATGGTTCTGATATATCAATAGGAAGAATAAGCCGAGGAGATTATCTTGCTATTCCTGATAAAACATCCCAGGGAAGACCTACTCAATTTTATATAGACAGGCAAATAACTCCTACAATTACAGTTTGGCCTGCTCCTAATAACTCAACAGATCAATTAATTTATTACCGTGTAAAACGTATAGAGAATGTAGGTACGGCGCAAAATACTCCTGATGTTCCTTTTCGTTTTTTACCGTGTTTAGTTGCAGGACTTTCTTATTATTTAGCTGTTAAACGTGCTCCTCAAAGAATAGGACTTTTAAAACAAATGTATGACGAAGAGTGGCAACGAGCAGCTTCTGAAGATAGTGAAAGAGTTGCTTTACGTTTAGTACCAACACAACAGTCATTAAGGATTTAAAATGCCTCGTTTTGCTAGTAATAAATATGCTAAAGGAATTTCAGACAGGTCTGGAAGAGAATATCCTCTTAAAACCATGATTTTAGAGTGGAATGGGTTACTTGTAGGACCTGATGAGTTTGAGGCTAAACAACCTCAACTTACTCCTCCACGTATTCAACCTGATCCGCAAGCTTTACGTATTAGTCGTCCGGCTCGAACAGAACCTCCTGTAGAAGTATTATTAGGATTTAATCCTTTTCGTTCTGGGACTGCTGGTTCTACTACGATTACTATTACACAACCAGGACATGGTTTTTCTACGGGTGATATAACACGATTTCGTAAGTCAGCACCTTTTGATGGTTTTTCTACTAGCATGATTGAGACATCCAGTGGTTTTGCGGTTACGGTAGTAACAAGTAGCACGTATACAATTACAGCAACAGGAGGAGAAACAGCTACCTCCGGAGACACGTTAGGCGGAGGCGGTGACGTTTCGTCTGGCCCTGTTATAGTGGAGGCATAATGGCATTTACATACACAACATTAAAAACAGCAATTCAAGATTACACACAAAACGAAGAAACAACTTTTGTAAACCAACTTAATACTTTTATAGTAAATGCAGAAGAACGTATTTTAAAAGAAGTACAGTTATCTGTGTTTAGAAAAAACTCAGAAGGGTCTACAAGTGCAGGTAATCAATTTTTATCAAAACCTACAGACTTTTTAGCGCCTTTTTCTTTAAGTGTAAAAAATGGTTCTAACGTAGAGTTTTTGCTTTATAAACAAGTAACTTTTTTACAAGATTATAACCCAGATAGTACCTCTACAGGTATGCCAGGGTATTATGCCGATTGGAATGACACAACATTTTTACTGTCACCTCCTCCTACAGGAGCTTATGACATGCAATTGCATTATTTTTATCGTCCTGACTCTATAACTACAGTTGCTAGTGGGGAAACGTGGCTAGGAACTAATGCTTCTTTAGCTTTATTATATGGTTCTTTAGTTGAAGCGTATACTTTTATGAAAGGTGAGGACAATTTACTAAAACTTTATAACGATCGTTACATGGAAGCTCTTAATTGGCTTAAAAACCTTGGTGAAGGAGAAAACACTAGAGATTCTTATCGTTATGATGACTTACGAAGGGATGTTCAGTAATGATGCAAGCAGATGGAAGTGGTGATATTGGCAGTGTAACGGTTATGACTTCAGATAATGGAGGACACAGTCCGGAACAAATAGCTGAACTAGCTTTAAATAAGATAATGATTGTAAGTGATACAGCCCCACCTGTCATACGGGATCAAGCTATTGCTCATAGAGAAAAGTTGAGAGAAATTCTTATTTATTATATGAATAAGATGGCGCAAAGTGAAAGAACAACTCTTTGGGCAATGTTTAACAAACAAGGTCATGGTGATATGGCCAAAATTATAAGGAGTTTATAAAATGGCCATAGTACAAGCAATGACCGGTAGTTACAAAAAAGAAATAACCGCAGGTATACATTACTGGACAAGTCATTCGCGCACAGGATCTTCAGTAATTAATGCAGATACTTATTATATTGCAATGTTTACATCTAGTAGAACGGATGCTAACCAAGATTTAACAGGTTATACAGCCACTAATGAAGTTACAGACAGCGGTGGCGTTTATGCAGCCGGTGGATTAGCTTTAGGAAGCGTTACATTAGGATTAGCTGATAATTCAGGCGGAACAGCAACAGCTTTTTTAGACTTTGCTGATACAACCTGGGCTTCTTCTACTATAAGTAATGCACGATGTGCACTTATTTACAATTACACGTTGTCTACAGCAGGAACAGGCGGAACAACTACTCATGCTGCTAAACCTTCTGTTTGTGTATTAGATTTTGGAGGTAATAAATCTTCAAGTAGTGGAGATTTTACTATTCAGTATCCAACAAATGATGCAAATAACGCGGTAATTAGAATAGCATAGAATGTCAACAGTTACCTATACTGTTACCGTTGTCAGTACTGGTAGTGGTAACAAATACTTTATTAATGGTAACCAACAATCTTCTTTAAATTTATTTGAAGGGATTACGTACAAGTTTGACCAATCAGCGGGTTCTAATTCCAGTCATCCTTTGCGTTTTTCAACTACTTCTGATGGAACACATAGCGGAGGCTCTGAATATACTACTAATGTAACAACTTCAGGTACACCAGGAAGTTCAGGAGCCTACACACAAATAGTAATTGGAGGATCGACTCCTAATTTATACTATTACTGTACAAATCACTCAGGAATGGGCGGAATTGCAACGACTGAAGGTACTTTAAATGCTGGTTGGGGTCGTTTAACATGGGGAAGTGGCCCTTGGAGTGAAGAATTCTTACCTGTAACAGTTTCTGCAAGTAGTGTAAGCGCAGCCAGTGTTATTGGTAGTCCTACTATTACGGCAGCGCAATCTATAACAGTTTCTGTAACAGGTGTTACAGCAGATGTATTTCCTGAAGGAGGTTGGGGACGTTCTACATGGGGTAGTGGAGGTTGGAGTACGCCTGTAGGTGTGACTGTAATTCAAGGTTCAGGAACGTCTGTCAGTGCTACCGCTTTATTGATGTCTAGTTCTATTTCTAGTGTAACAACTATTGAAGGTGGCGGAATTACAGTAGGTGTCAGTTCTGGAGTAGAGGCCGTAGGACAAACAGGAGCAGCTTTTGTTAGACAAGAATTAGTAACGGTTACAGGCGTAAGTGCTGCAGCCACAGTATCTAGTGTTCAAACTGGTTTAGGTTTTGGAGTTACTCCTGTTACAGCAGCGCCAGGTATAGGATCTGTAAGTATAACCCAGGGAACAGGTATTTCTGTAACCGCAACGTCAGTAAGTGCTGCATCTACAGTATCTAGTGTTACTACTACGGCAGGAACAGGAATAACAACTACGGTATCTAGTGTTCTTACAACATCCCATATTGGCAATGTTAACGTTCCTGATGTATTAATAAGTGTATTAGGAGTAAGTGCGCAAGGATTAGTAGGTACGCCAACAGTTTGGTCGGAAATAATTCCAGGTCAAAATGCTGGTTGGACAGAAATAACCGATACGCAATCTCCAGGTTGGACAGAAATAGCAGCATAGGAGAATAAAATGGCTTCAACATTTTCAACAAATTACGGTATTGAAAAAATTACCACAGGAGAACAGTCTGGTACCTGGGGAAACACAACAAATTATAATGTAGATATATTAGATAGAATAGCGTCTTATGTTTCAGTAGCATTATCTGATGCTTCTACAGCTACTTTAACGGTAAGAGCAGGTTCTCCTACTGATGGAGCTAATAATGTTCAAAATGGTATGTATAGAGTTATTAAATTTACAGGAACGTTAAGTCAAAACTGTACAATAACTATAGCGCCAGCTACAACAACAGCGTTTTTTATGATTCAAAATGCTACTACTGGTGGTTATAGTGTTCTTATGTCTCAAGGAAGTGGGGCAGCAAAAGTAACAGTAGCTAGTACCAAAGCGCAAATAATATATGCAGATGGTAGTGACGAAGTAATTTCTATTTCCGATAAGTTAGATATGGAAAATTTTGATAACATTTCTATTTCTGGCAACACTATTTCAAGTACAAATACTAATGGTGACATTAATATTGCTCCAAATGGTACAGGTGATGTAGTTTTAGATACAGATTTAACTAAATTAGGCGGAGGTTCTGAAGCAGGAGTTATTTCTTCTAATGGAGCTTATGATTTAACATTAGAAACTAATAGTGGAACAAACTCTGGCCTTATAACTATTACAGATGGCGTAAATGGAAATATTTCTTTAGCTCCTAACGGAACAGGAGAAATATCAGTAGGAAGTGGCGCGGCTTCAGGTAAAATATCATCTAGTGGAGCTTTTGATCTTGAATTGGACACTAACGGCGGGACAAATTCTGGAAGCATTAAAATTACAGATGCAGCAGATGGAGCTATTACTTTAGCACCAAACGGAACAGGTGAAGTAACTATAGGAAGTGGCGCGGCTTCTGGTAAAATTACCTCAAATGGAGCTTATGACCTTGAATTAGACACTAATAGCGGGACAAATTCAGGCTCAATAAAAATTACAGATGGAGCTAATGGCGATATTACTATAGCAACCAATGGAACAGGTGCTGTTGACCTTTCGGATGATGTAGTAAAACAAGCACAAATGAAAGATTATGCAGAAACCGTTTATGCTAATGGTTCTAAAACAGGAGCATTTGATTTAGATTTAACAAATGGTAATGTTCAATCATTTACTGTAGGTAGCGGAACATTTAATGTGGGAATTACAAACTCTTTAGCAAGTCAATCTAATTCTTTAACTCTTATTATTACAAATGGTGGTGCTGGTACAGTTACATTTAAAGCAGGAGCTCATGGAGGTGGAGGAAACTCTGCTAAATGGGCAGGAGGCACTGCACCTACGTTAACAACTTCTGGGGTCGATGTATTAACTTTTACAACTTTTGATGGCGGATCTAATTTTTATGGATTTGCTGCAGGATTGGCGATGGCATAATGAGTTTAGGAGCTAACAAACAAGCATTAATGGGTGCTGCTGGTTCAGGTGGTGCAGCTGACGACTTTTATACACATCAAATAGCTAATAGTTGTAGGTTTGGTGTTGTAAATTCATATTTAACTAGAGCTATTTCTGGTGTTACAGATAACACACAAAACACTATTAGTTTTTGGGTAAAAAGAAGTAAAATATCAGGAGCGCCTGCTAGCAGTAGACAACCAGTTATGGGTAATAGTGGTGGTGCAGGGCAACTTGAATTTTTAGATGCTGATACATTTCGTTATGCTTCTTATGGTACTTTAGAAAGTAACGTACAACTTTTTAGAGATACTTCAGCTTGGTATCATTTCTATATTTATAGAAGTACATCTAATGGTGGAGGTGCAATATATGTAAATGGAGTACAAGTTAGTCTTACTACTAATACAGCAGGTTCAGCAGGTATTTTTCAAAATGGGCAGTCTTTACAAATAGGAGCGTCTAATAATGGCAGTGTTGTATTTGATGGATATATAGCAGATGTATATGGTATCTACGATCAAAATATAGCACATACTGAATTTGGAGAATTTAAAAATGGAGTTTGGATTCCTAAAGATGCAGCTTCTGCTATTACTTTTGGTTCACACGATTTTCACCTTAAATTTGAATCAAGTGGTGATTTAGGTAATGATTCATCAGGCAACAATAATGACTTTACTGTAACAAATGTATCAACACATGATCAAATGAAAGACTCTCCAACCTTTGGAAGTAGTTCTACGGGTAATTGTTGTACTTTAAGTCCTTTAACTAACCAAAGTGGTCTTACTATTACTGAAAACAACTTAAAAATGAGTCGTAGTTCAGCAGGAAATGTTGGAATTCCTACAACTATGGGTGCTTCTACTGGAAAATATTATTTTGAAGTATATTGGAACAATGACACACAAGTTGGAAATTATGTGTGGGGTTTTGTTGAGCCAGATAGTTCAATATTTGGTTCTAATGCTGCTATAGAAGTTCCTGCCACATACTCATTACGTAATAATTCTGGTAATACTTATTTAAATGGTTCTATTGTTACTATGAATGGCACAGATCCCACTACAGGAACAATTATAGGAGTGGCAATAGATTTCGATAATGGTAAAATATTTTATGGTCAAGATGGAGGCTCTGGTTCCAGAGCTATGAATTGGAATAATTCAAGTACAGGTACAGGTGTTCCTCAATCTGGAACAAATCCTGCTCAAACATTTACTGCTGGTAGTATCACTCTTATTCCTGCTTTTAGTATATCTTCTATAGGTGATACTAATTGGATACTAAATTTTGGTCAGTCATCTGCTTTTTCTGGAGCTCTCACCAGTCAAGGAAATACAGATGGTAATGGTCAAGGAGATTTTTATTATTCTCCACCTACAGGATTTACAGGTTGGACAACTGGGGGATTAACGATATCAGATGAAATAAATCCAGCTGAAACTGACGACAATTTTCCACAGAAACTTTTTGGCATACTAAAATATACTGGCAATGGTTCACAAAGAACTATATCAACAGCTTTTCAATTTGATTGGTTATGGAGCAGGTCTTCAGTACAAGGACAAAACTGGTATAATTTTGATACAAATAGAGGTATATTTGGCTCAAACAATTATTATCTTAAAATAGACGCTGATGATGCAGAAGCCGATTTACCACAAGATAATTATATATCTCAAACAGCATCAGGTTCAGATGCAGGAGGATATGTTTTAAGTAATGGTAGTTGGTTTAATTCAGGTAGTCATACTCAAATAAATTGGTTTTGGCGAGCTAATGGTGGCTCAACATCAAGTGATGCTAGTGGAGATATTACTTCTGTAGGACAAAAAGACCCTTCTGGTTGTTTTTCTATAGTTACTTATACAGGTAGTGGAACACAAGCTCAAACTATAGCTCATCATTTAGACCAAGCTCCTATAGCATTTATAGCTAAAAAAAGAAATGGTGCTATAGGA